CAGCTCTATCAGGTTTGGACATGCCTAAAAAAAACGGCAAAAAATCACAACAGCACCGACAAAAACAGACCCCCCACCCTCAAAAAAAAAATCGTTTTCTGAACGCAGGTCGCTGACGTATGCCAATATATAACCCAATCAATCTGCATATCTGAAAATTTACTATCTTTGTAGATATAAAAGCAAAAGGTTATGAAACATATGAGCATACCACCATCAATGATGGGATACAAAGTAAGAGACGGAAGATTAATCAACGAAGCACCTGAGTTAGTTACAGGTATCGATAAAGCCGTCATGCTAAAGAGAGCAATGAAGAGAGCGGATAAAGTTAGAATGATTGCAGAAGGAAATGAACTTGCAAACGCTAACATTGATTTATTCAAAAAGATTTAAAGGATTGATTTTTTAGTAGTGTTTGTATCAATCCATCCCTAGAGGGAGCCAACCGGTTCCCTCTTTTTTTATATATATTACCTACTTTTTTATAGATATTACCTACTTTATACCTACTTTATGGCTAACTTTAAAATTGTAACTAATTGATAATCAATATATTAATATTAAATTACCTACTTTACCGAGTTTAAAGCCTCGTATACAAAAAATATAAATATAAAGGAGGAAAAAAATAGAGAGAGTATAGGAGCATAAAAGTTAGCAATTGCACTCGTAGCTCAATTGGATAGAGCATTAGCCTTCTAAGCTAAGGGTTGTAGGTTCGAGTCCTACCGGGTGTACAAAAAATTTTATATATTTGCGTTAAATTAAATTCACTTTACTATGAGTCAAGGATACAGTCCTAAAGATTTAGTCTTCGATGACAAAGGCAGAGGCAAACTAATTAATGGTATAAGCAAGATTGCCAAAGCTGTGAAGTCCACACTTGGACCAAGAGGTAACACAGTCCTAATAGAATCACCCGAACATACAGCAAGTATCACAGTCACCAAGGATGGTGTAACTGTGGCAAAGTCTATTTCACTTATTGACCCTGTGGAGAACCTTGCGGTCAAGATGATGAAACAAGCTGCAGATAGAACGGCTACCTCAGCAGGGGATGGAACAACAACAGCTATTGTATTAACCGAAGCTTTTGTAAAATCAGGAACCGAATTAATTACAGACGATGTGAATCGAACAGAGGTTCTGCGCCACATCGTTGACGAGACGAAAAAGATTTCAAAGACCTTGAAGAAGAAAGGTCAGCAAGTCAATGGAAAAAAATTAAAAGACGTAGCCATCATCTCTGCAAACAATGACAGCGAAATAGGAACCAACATTGCTGATATCTACGACAAGGTTGGTAAAGGTGGAATCGTTACCGTTGAGAAAAGTAAAACCCCCGATACTCATTATGAGGTGACAAAGGGAATCCAAGTAAAAAGAGGATGGTCCTCTCACCTATTTATAAATGACCATAAGCATGACGAGTGTATATTGGAAGATGTAAAAGTATTGGTGGCTGATGTGGAGATTACCAACATACTTCAGATTGAAAACATTTTAAAACCAATTATTCAAAACGGACACAAACTATTAATCATTGCACCATGCTCACAGAATGTAATCAATACTCTTGCAGCTAACGTAATGAAAAACAATTTGAAGCTAGTGAATATTCCACCACCTGATTTTGGATATAGACAACACGAGCTTATGAATGATATCGCCTTGTCAGTTGATGCAACATACTTCAGCGAAAAGACAGGTGATGACCTAAGCTTGATTAATGCGACTGATTTGGGTCATTGTTCTAAGGTGATAGTTGGGCGTGACTCAACAGTCGTTATTAAAAACGAGACATCAGAAAACCAAGAAGCAGTTGAGAAGAGAGTGGCTGAGCTGTGGGATGCACATGAGAATGCAACTCGCAAAGATGACAAGTCATTTATCGAACAACGTATCGCTTCGCTAACCGGAGGGATTGGTGTGGTCCATGTAGGTGGTAGTACCGATATCGAACAAAAAGAATTATATGACCGAGTGGATGATGCAGTCTGTGCGGTCAAGTCTGCACTAGAGGAAGGTATACTTCCCGGTGGAGGACTAACCTTGTATAACATTCACAAGGAGTATGAAGTTAAATCATATGTCGAAAAAGACCCTACAAAAAAAATTGCTTACGCAATTTTAGCTTCTTCCCTGAAAGCACCCTTGACTCAAATCCTAGAAAACGCAGGACTAGATGCCAATGAGATATACAAAGATGTCAAGGGATGGATGTACGGCTATGATGTTAAAAAGAATAAGTACGGTTATCTTATGAAGCTAGGAGTTATTGACCCGGTGAAAGTAACTCGTAGTGCTTTGCAGAACGCAGTCTCTGTAGCAGTAACCATACTTTCAACTAATGCTATTGTTACAATGGCACGAAGTTATGAGTCATCGGAAGATTAATTTAATTAAAACTAAACACTATGATAAGTAAATTTTTATTTGGCTACTTGCCTTTGAAATGGAGAAGACTTATAAGAGCTTCATTATTTCTTGGAACTATACTAATAATCCTGTGGGGATATTTCGGATACGAATACGGATACCATCACTATGCAGCAATAAGAGAATTTCATCCGGATACGTTTGAATATTTAGCTTGGACTTATGTATCAGTTCCATTTTTAAGTTATGTTGTTGAACCATTTGTAAAAAGTGAAAAGTAAAATATCTATAGAATATTTGATGACACTTTGCACAATGCATCCTAACAACTATGACTTAGGAGAAGCAGTAAGAAAAAAATTCAGTTATGAAACCAATAGGGAAGTATATAATAATTCAGAGGATAGAGGAACAAGTGAAGACTGATTCCGGTCTGCTGTTATCTCAGGAAGAGTCTCAACAAAGACGATACCAAAAAGGAACAGTAGTTAAATCAGGAACAGAAGTTACTACTATTAATAAAGATGATGTAATCTATTACGACCAAAGACAATCTCACACAATGATTATTGAGGGAACTCAGTATACCATCATTCAGGAGAGAGATGTCGTTGTTGTTTTATAAATTCATTCATCTCTATAATAAAGTTTCTGTATACCTTGTCCGAGTAAGATACATTCTTAGCAAACAAAGGATTTGAAGATTGAGTGGTGGGGATTTCCTCGCCACTTAGTTTTTTATATATAGATGTTAAAACTCTTTGAGCTTTGTAAGACAATTGATACAAGGCTCTGCGACTTCCTCTGTTACCACCTTTTCTAAATACTTCTATCCACCCGTTCTTCTTTAGATTTTCAAAACGGTTCTTATCCCAACTCATGATTTCGTTGAAGTCATCAAACTTATCTTTATCAAACCTACCTTCAGATTTTAAAAACAAAAGCATGTCAAGGTCAGCAGTAGTTAGGTTATACTTAGCCTTGATAAAGTATCTTATTACACGCCAATACTTGAGGTAGTCGTTGTTCAAATTGTATTAGATTTAATTTAGTAACTTTGTACAAAAGTAATAATTATGGCGGATACAGAAAAAAAAGAGGCAGCAACCAATTCTAAAAAGTCTGCCAACCTCGCTAAGAAACTTATGGAGATTTCAAATCTAGCCGTAAAGAATAGAGACGGAATCGCTGCCATCGGTGAAGAAGCCGTAAAGAAGATTGTTAGAAAACCCAAAAGACGTAGAGTTAAGCCTATCAAGCCAACCGGTCTTCAGGGGTTACAAGGACTACAAGGATTAGGAAGTAGAGCGTAATGGCAAAAGGTAGAACTAAAAAGAAAGGTAATAAGATTTGTGCAGCAGGTATTGCTTGGGCAAAGAGAACCTTTGATACATATCCGTCAGCGTATGCTAACATGGCAGCGAGTAAATATTGCAAAGACCCCAACTATGCCAAAGGCAGCAAAAAGAAATAGATGAGTGCGAAAGAAAAAATAACAGAAGAGATTTTAGCTAAAATAGAGATTGATAAGATTCATGCAAATAGTACGGCAAAAGAAATTGCATCTAAACACTTAGGAAAGAACGCTATTAATTATATAACAATATTAGTTGTTATAGGAGTTATCAGTTCTCAATTTTTAGAAGGTGGTGCACTTACCGCAGTAATCGGTCTTGTCTCTACGGCAGCTATGGCTCTTATAGGAATACTACAACATATTGTTGGAGCTAAAGAAAAAGAAGAGAAACCTGAATTGGAAATAATTAAAAGTTTAATCAAAGAGTTGTCTGACAAAGAAGATGACCCAATGCAGGTTGATGTAACTGATACGGATGTAACTGTTACAAAAGGGGAAAGTAAAGTAACCGCAAGTAAAAAGAAATGAGTAAGCTAAGTAAAAAGCAACGCAAGATTGCAAGAGCTGCTATGCCTTTTGATAAAATTACAAAAGCAGATTTTGATGCTCTGAAAAAAAGAAAAAAGAAAAAGTCATGAGTTGTAAGGGTTTGAAAAATTCAGCACTAAGAAAGTGCATGAAGAAATATGTAAAAGAATCTAAAAGAAGGTTTCCTACTTTTAATCAAGAACAAGATACTGTTATTACCACAAAAAGTTCAAAACCAAATATCGCAAAGGCTCGTCAAAATATGAAGCTTGAGGTATACGGACAAGGTAGAGGAGAATCTAGCGATTCTTATTATAGTGACGGAAGTTATACAGCTAGAAATTTAGTCAAAAAAAGATAAGTTATGCCAACAGTTAAATACGGTAACGGTAACAAAAGAACATTCCCTTACAATGCAGTAGGGAAAGCACAAGCTCACAGTTTTGCTAGAATGAATAAAGGCAAAATAAAAAACAACCCTGCTCCAAAGATGGAGGCAAGTACCAAAACAGAAGGACAGATAAGACCTATATCGGATTTAGGAATAACTAAAGAAAACACAAGACTTGGAGGAAGTATTCCTGTCGGTGGTAAAGGAGTTAAAGCTGCAATAAAGTATGGAGCTAAAGCAGTTAAGTTTATTAAAAAGAAATTAAAAAAATAAGTTATGCCAACAGTAAAATATATGTGTAGCGATAGTGGTAAAATGAAAACTAAAAAGTTTCCATACACCGCTACAGGTAAAGCTCAGGCAGGAGCCTTTGCTAAACTCATGAACGGCTCAATGAAAAACAATCCGGGATACGGAATGGAAAAGAAGTCATACTAATGGGTGAGCTTAAAAAATGGAGAGACGAGAAGTGGGTCCGCATTGGACTCGATGGTTCTATCAAAGGTGCTTGTGGAACAAGCAAAAATAAAAAGAACCCTGACCGTTGTTTGCCATACAAGAAAGCTATCTCAATGACAAAAGCTGAACGAGCAAAGACTGCTCGTAAAAAGAAACGTGAAGGTGCAAAAGGTAAAACCGTTGTAGCCAACACAAAAGCAGGAAGAGTAACAAAACGATTTACTAAAAGATAATGGCTGATAAGAGTAAAATGAAATGCAACAAAGTAGTTGCATCCGATAGAGCAGGAAAGAAGAGAATGGTAAAAGCCTGTGAAGGTGGTAAAGAAAAACTCATTCACTTTGGTGCTAAAGGATATGGTCATAACTACTCGGCTGCAGCTCGTAAGTCTTTTAGAGCTCGACATAAGTGTGGAACAGCCAAGTCTAAACTGACTGCTAGATATTGGGCGTGTAAAAACTTATGGGCAGGAAAGGGTGGCTCTACAAAGTCAAGTCCAAAAAACAGGAAAGGAAAATATTAGTATCTTTGTACCATGGCTAGAAAAGCAGACATCGAAATAAAAAAAGGCAATGCAGGTAAGTTTACTGCATGGGCAAAAAAAAATATGCCGGGCAAATCGGTATGTGCTGCTGCATCTGCAGTAATGAAAAGTAAAAATAATTATAAACCCAATGTAGTTAAAATGGCGAACTTCGCTAAAAACTTTGGCTGCAGTAAATAAGTAATGTTATGAAACAAGGTTACAATGACAGACTCGATGAGTCTATTGGTATGAAGCACAAAGGTGCTCACTCTCAGTCAATGAAAGACAGAAGAGACGAATCAAAAGGAATGGCTAAAGCTATGACCGGTCACGCATATAGTGGAGACCATGGCATGGATAAGCACTATCCTAAAAGTGTTAAAGGACATCTTTCTAAACTTATCAAAAAGTAATTAGATAATGGGAAAGTTGTTTGTTAAGATAGGCATGTGGATGCAGGGAGTTTGGTGTAAGTTCCAATGTAAATGGAATTGGATTATATCAAAGCTTTTATTTAAAGTGGATTCATGTCCTAACAAATTATGTACTTGTAAAAAGTAAGACAATGAAATTAAATGAAAAATCAAAAGGGTTCGGTGATACAGTTGCTAAGGTAACCCAACTAACAGGCATTAAGTCAGTAGTAGACACAGTCGCTAAAAAAGTAGGGAAAGATTGTGGCTGCAATAAAAGGCGTGATACCTTAAATAGAATGATTCCCTACAGAGATTAATTATGGCATATCAAAAATTACAAGGTTTAAGAGCTATAAATGTCTATCCTAATGATGACGTTAGAATCCCCTCGCCTTCAGATTTGGTTGCTTCAGGTGATAACGATGCAGTAGCTGCCAACTTGTTGGAGGATTCTACTGCTAACTTTCTAGGTAAAGTAAAGCCGGGAGCCACAGTTTATAATACCACAACTAATGCAACTGCCACAGTTACAAGAGTTGATGATACGGTGTTGACTTTATCTGAAGATATTTTTACTGCAACTCCTGAAGGGTATGCAGTTTATAATACTGACAATAGCGAAGGTCCTGTATTGTTCGTAGGAACAGGAGGAACACTTGCTATTAAAACAGTAGGTGGAGATTTAGTACAATTGGTGAATGTAGCAAATGCATCATTCATTCCAATTATGGTAGGCACAGTTCAAGATACAGGTACATCTGCATCTGACATTATAGCACTTTGGTAATATGGGAAGTATAATAGCGATAGCGAATGCAATTACTACCACTATACTTAGTGGAGGTGGATTCGTACCGCCTACTCCCCCTGCCGATGGGATTATAACAGAAACATCTCCGGGTGTCGCACCGTTTGATTATATACTTGCGGAGACAGGAGAATTTTTAGAACAAGAATAAAATGGCAAATTTAAAGTTTACAGGTTTTAGTGCAGTAGCTCCGGTTTCTACAACCTTAATGGTTGGAGTCGCAGGTGGAGTAAACACAAAGTTTACAGTAGGAGATATTCAACTTTCCGATTTAGGTGGAACGCTTCCGATTTCAAGCGGAGGTACAGGAGCAACTACTCAACCCCTTGCACTCGATGCAATCACAGATGCAGCTAATCAAGTTGCTAACGATGTATTGTATATAGACAATTCCGGTCCAACTCCTGTAGCAGCTTTTAAAAACATTTCCCAAATTCCCGGTGTAGGCATTCCTGATGTTGTAACCTATTGCGAATGGGCAGGAACTACAAACCCTTACTTTAACTTCCTCAATAGTGTTGATACTGTTATTCCTTTTGATACAATTAGATTATCCTACTCAACAAGTAGCACCGCAGGTAATACCGTTATTCAGTTTGTAAGTCCAACAGAAACTACTTTTACAGTATCCGAACCTGCTTTTTACAGAGTTTCAGTTAATATCCACTTCTTTGATTTATTTGGTGATATTGATATTTTCTGTGGAGTTTATAATGCAGGAGGTGGTGCGTTGTTACCGGCAGGAGGATTGATTGATAAAAAAGACGTTACAGGTAATACTGACCAAAACTTTTTTGGCTCATCCGTTATGCAGCTACTTAATGGTCAACCTGTTGAAATAAAAGCTAATTTTTCAGGAGGTAGTGGACAAAACCCATTCCCATCTAACTCAGGCAACTTGTTTACAAGTGTGCTAATTGAAAGAATGAACTAATGAAATACCACTTTAATACAACATTGGATATTAAAAATATAGAAGTTATATACGAAATTGTAGAAGATGACTCAGATAGACAAGGATACGACATTCAAGTTGAGTATTAAAGATGCTGCCGGATTAGGGTTTGTTTTAGTAAGTGTGTTGAGTGTTTACTTTACTTTAAAAGCAGACATTGCTTTGGCAATGGAAAAGCCTGAGCCGGTTATATCAGAGCAGGAATATCACTATAAAGATGAGATAGTGAGAAAAACAATTATGCTCACCCAACAAGATGTTGATGCCATGAAAGAAGATGTAGCAGAAATTAAACAAACATTAAAAACACTCGAAGCACGTTTGTATGAAACAAGAAGATGAGAACTATATTCCTTTTAGTAACATTAATATTTGCAGCACTTTTTGTGTCTCCAATGCCTATTGATGAAACTACTGAAAGATATGAACTCACCGTCTTACAAATTAATGCAAAGTGGAATGAAAACAATGCTCTTGATATTGATAGGTTAACAAACTGCAATATTGAGTGGGCGTTTCTTGAAGAACAAAACAAAGACGTTCAAGATAAATTCCAAAAGATTCCATTCATAGTTATTAAAAAAGAAAACGAACCAATTATGTTTTGGGAGGGAAATATTATGTTCGAACCCACCGTAACTTTAACAGAAATTCAATCACATATAAATAATCATTAATGGCTAAACTTCACATATCAAACTACATTCAAAAGACAAACAAAAAAAGACCGGGAGTACATTCAAAGAACGCATCTAAAGGTCAGTCAGGTTACAAACAAAAATATCGAGGGCAAGGAAGATGATACCATCAGAAATAAAAAAAATTATAATCCATTGCTCTGCAACTAGAGAGGGAGACGATTCAGTTAATACGGAAGTAATAGACAAATGGCATAGGGCAAGAGGATGGAATGGTTGCGGATATCATTTCGTTATTTTGATGGATGGCACTATAGAAACCGGAAGAAAGATTAATGTGCGTGGAGCTCATACAAAGGGATTGAATAGTGAATCTTGGGGGATATGTTATATCGGTGGGGTAGAAAAAGATGGTAAGACCCCTAAAGATACTCGTACTGAAAAACAAAAAGATTCCCTAGCTTATCTTTTATATTTCTTAAAACTACTTGCACCCGATGCCAAGATACATGGACATCGGGATTTTGCTAATAAAGCTTGTCCTAGTTTTGATGCTACTGAAGAATATAAAGATGAAAATTGGAAAAAGTTATGAAAGAGATACTTAAAAAAATATTCGGCATTGACAATGTTGCCACAAAAGTCGGAGACCTTGTTGATAGATTCGTTACAACAAAAGACGAGAAGGCAGCTTTTGAAAAACAACTTACTGAGATATTTATTGAAGCTGAAAAAGAAATGCAACAAAACGTAACGGAACGATGGAAGGCTGACATGGCTTCAAGCGGTTCGTGGCTTTCAAAGAATGTAAGACCATTGGTTTTGTTGTTCTTAGTAGTATCAACTGTAGTGATGGTGTTTATAGATTCAGGTGCTATCAAGTTTGATGTTGAAGAGAATTGGGTAGACCTACTTCAGATTGTTTTAATCACCGTTATTTCAGCATACTTCGGTGGCAGGTCTTTTGAAAAGATAAAAAATAAAAATTCGTAACTTTGTCTAAAATTATAAATCTAAATAAAATGAAACTAAGTAAAGAAGAGTTGCAGGAACTGCAAGACTTGAACACCGAGTTCACAAAAAAGAAGATGATGATTGGAGATATTGAAATCCAAAAATCACAAGTCATGTCTGAGATAGGAGCTATCAAAATGAAGTTCGCTCAGAATGAACAAAAACTAATTGACAAATATGGACAGGATGCTGTTATTAATTTACAGACAGGAGAAGTCCAACAAAAAGAAAAATAATGGCTAGAATATCTACCTACGCAATAGATGCTACTCCTACACTAGATGACAAAGTGATAGGAACAGATGTTAATGATTTTAACATTACTAAAAACTATTTGCTAGGAGATATTATGGCTCTGTCACCGACAAACAGCCTAACCTCAACTAAAATGTTTTATGGTTCTGCAGCGAACATCCCTGTAGAAACCGACACTTTAACTTATCACGTTGGAGGATTAGGTGCAGCAGCTACCGACACTACACAGATTACAGGCAGTATAGTAATGGATGCTACTGATGCTAATAATACAGACTGTTTAATCTTAGGAAAAAATGTAGCACCATTAGCCAACAGACCAAGTGATACCAATGATTTTAATGATAACGTCATGGTTGGTATTGACCTTGTTGATAGCGTTATGACTGCAACACTTGCCGGTATACAACAAACTCAAATTATTGGAACCAAAATAGGTAATGGATATGTAACAGACGCAGGAGGGTATATAACTAAAAGCACCTTAATGGGTCACGATATGTTAAACACCCAAGCTCCCGGTAACAACCAAATGAAAAATACAATAGGTATTGGATTTAATTCATTAAAATCTATACGGCAAAGTGAAGATAATACATTTATAGGTACTGATATGTTGTCAGTACAAGTATCATCACAACCGAGCAGAGATGCTGAGGAGAATGTTTTTGTTGGGAACACCATTAATTCTCGCACTACTTCTACCGCTATAAGACGAAATGTATCTGTAGGTTTTCGTTCTATGTATCAAACAAGTGGGACCCTAGAAGATAATGTTGTTATTGGTCACAGCGCAGGTTACAACCTTGATGGACAAGATAATATCATTATTGGAGCTCACGCTGCATATGAAGGTGTTAATGTAGACAAATCTGTTATTTTAAGTTCATCAGACAGTTCAAACAGAGCTCAATATACAAGTGCTGATAGTAGCGTTATTATTGGTTATGGTACAGCTGAAGGTAATGGTCTTCAAAGTCTTAGTCAAGATGTTTATATTGGAACTAATGCAGGTACGTATTTAGAGGGAAACGGTCATACGTTAGTAGGTTCAGGAGCCTTTTCATCAAGTTTTCAATCGGGTACTGATTTCACTTCAGTAATCGGAATAGGATTGGGTGCTTTTGGTAGTGCCGAAAATCCGGGTGTTCCTGTTGAATACCCAATTGCTATGGGATATTTAGCAGCATCTAACGCAGGTGTAGGAGGGGGAAGTTTTTCTAATTCTATTTGTATTGGCACAAGAGCAGGTCAGGAAATGAATGGAGAAAATAATATCTCCATTGGTAACGGAGCTCATAGTGGAGCAACATTGCTTGGGTTCTTTAATATTGCATTGGGAACAAACGCTCTGATGATGCAAACAGGTGGAGACTTCAATGTTGCAGTAGGAAACGATGCCTTATTTAATTTAGGCACAGGAACTAATAATACTGCAATTGGTAAAGCAGCAGGTTCTACTGTAGTAGGTTTTAGTAACACAACTAACTTAGGTCACAACTCTCAGGCACAAGCAGACAATGAAGTAGTGTTAGGTGATAACAACGTAACTACACTCAGATGTAACACACAAGTTATTTCAGGTCTTTCTGATTTAAGAGATAAAAATAACGTAGAAGATTTACGCTTAGGAGTAGACTTCTTGATGGATTTAAAACCTGTAAGTTGGGATTGGGAAAGACGAGATGGGACAATGGAAGGTAAAAAAGATTCCGGTTTCATTGCACAATTTACAGACAATGTAGTTCAAGCTCATAGTGCAGAAGATATACTTCCAACATTAGTTAATAGGAATAACGAGGATGCGTGGGAAATGGGTAATGCAGCTTTGATTCCTGTTCTTGTAAAAGCGATACAGGAATTGAAAGCAGAAATAAACGAATTGAAGAATGGCAAGAATTAGTACATATCCAATAGATACTACGGTTGTAGGAAATGATATACTTATAGGTAGTGATGCAGATGATGCAAATATTACTAAGAATTATAAAATTGATTCTATTGCCGCATATACGGTAGCAACTATTCCGGCTGCAAAGGTTAGCTATAATAGTATTACCTCAGCAGTATCTACTGCAGCACAAGAGCCTACAGGACTTGACGTTCCTTTACAGGTTTCGTTTGATGCTGATGCTATTACTGCTGATGTAGAAATCCTACAAAACGGAAACATTAAATTTTTAACTGAAGGTTCTTACTTGATAGATTTGTATTTGAATTTTGAAAGACAAGGTTCTTCAGGAGGAGTAACAGTTACATTGTTTAGGGAGCTTATTGATGGAGTTCAGGTAGGTCCAACAAAGGGAGTTGATTTAGCAACGACAGGGAATATGATTCCTTATGAAACTTTGTTTCCTATATCTATTGATAGTGGTTCCATAAACTCTATTGTAACATTTGAAATATTAAGAGACAGCTCAGGTGTGGATGGCGGAGGATTGTATCCTCATATAACCGCTTCAGCTTGGGATGACGTTCCTTCTGCTCGTGTTGAAATATACAAGACAGAAATAAATTAAATAAAATGGATATAAGAAAGATTTCCATTGGTCCTG